TTCACGGAGTCTATTAACTCCAAATTTAGTTCTCATCCAACTAAGGACGGGTGTACTTCCTTTATCCTGATTACATCTGGTACAGGCGCATACAACATTCGTTGCGACATCCTCTCCGCCACGAGCGCGAGGATGAACATGATCGATAGATAGTTGACTAAGGTCATAGGTTTTTCCGCAATAGATACAAGTATGGTCAAAGTGTTCCTTAATAGAGCGTCTCCACAGACGCTTAGCTTCTGGTGAGGTCATGACTATTAAGTTGTAGAGGTAATCGTTAGGGGTAGGAAGTAATGGGGTCATGCGCGTCCTTTACGTGCTCTGTTTTTTGATGCTGCTTCGAGGAATGTCTTTCCATTTTTCTTATGGGATACATCCTTGCCATCACCGTTACCGTAGGTTCCACGTTTACGGTTTTCTTTATTTAATGAAGATCGTTTAGCGATCTGTAATTTACTAGAATCATATTTCTTTTGATATGATTTATAGTTACCATTAGCGTATTTAGCACCGCTATGACTAGAGCTTCGAGCCATATAGTCTCCGTTGTACAAGTTCAGGATCAACAGTTGGCATAATACTAACCAGTTTATCTAGTGGGCTACCTTCAAAGGCGACACCACTAATATCATTCTTTGCTAGCCAATCACAAGCTGCTTTTAAGTCTTGAGTAGAAGCTTCACCGGATTTAACACGGTTCAAAAACTCTGTAGTAACTAAGTTATGTAATTCGTTAAATTGTTCTTCCGAAGCTTTATTCTTCATTAGATTTCTTAGTTTTTTTAGCTTTAGGTTTAGCAGTTTCTACTAATTCCAAACGGATAAAGTTATCTGTAGATTGCCTACGCAATGCTTTTTCACCGTCTTCTTGAGTGCTAAACTCTTGCAGTACTTTACCGCGTGTAACATCTACTAATTTGTAAGTCATTAATTCCTCAATACAATTTGATCTAGTTTGTTTTCGATGCGTACCATATGGTCTTCCATACGTTGTACCATTACTGCTAAGTCAGCTTTGGATACGTAATCTTGAGCCACATTTAATTCAATAGCATCTATTCGTCTGTCGAGACCGCTGATGCGATCATGTACATTGTTTATTCGGTTGTGTAGTCTATTGTTTATAGCTGCGCCACCAGCAACAACTGCGATGACAACAGACACTATTGCTTCCATTTATTCAAGTGCCACAATTGGTACGATGTCATTACATAAGATTTCAACACGTGAGCCAGGTCTGAAGGTAAAACCCTTCTGCATGATCTCTGTACATTTTAATGCCCGAACTAATTCATAGTCAAGCCGCATCTTTTGTTCGTGTTTACGGGCGATACCTTTACAGGTTTCGATCATGCCGCCATCTAATGGAACTGAGAAGCTAACCTGCGCTCCCCAGTTATTACTTTTAACGTAACTATCTGCTTTCATAGGGGTTGTATCGTTACCCATATAAAATGGTGAGAACTGCATGGTTGTACCATTACAGCTATTATTACCACTGAAGTATTGTCTTGACGGTGCACCATTATTTTGGAACTGCACCGCTTGATTAGTTACGTTGCCTGTAGCTGCTGCCACAGGACTTGATGTATTTTGAACTTTAGGATCTTCTGCGTAAGCAGGTGTTACTGCGAGAAGATTGATAATGAGGTAGTAGTAGAAACCTGTTCGATAGTTTCGTCGATGTCGATTGACTCGACTACCCCTGCTGCTCTGGTTACAACTTCTAGTTGAAATTGATCTCCGGCAGTATGTACTGAATAAGTTGTGGATCCATTCGTGATATCTCCACTTGGTACTACGTTTGTTCCTGACCATGATGAATAAGCACCACCAAAGACTTCAGTCTCAATAGTTCGATCGATATCAATAGTGGTGGTAGTGGTTGATTGCATTGACCCCTGTGTAAAGTTAGGGGTGACACTTTGAGCTGCTGCTGGACTAGCCAACATCAAAAGCACGAGTAAGCGTTTCATTCTTCTTTCTTTTTAGGATCAGAGGATTTACTGTTGGACTTATTATTAGATGTAGATAGACCAAATGTAGCTAGTGCTCCTGTAAATATAGAAGCAGGAAATGTTATGTCCCCACCAACGCTCTTTTTAAACATTGGTAGTTCTACGTAGTTAAGGGTAATAATAAAACCACTCCAAACTACAACACCTAGACGTACAAATGTACCTAGGATTTGAAGCTCGTCTTCTGTATTCTCTTTTACTTTTTCTAAGAAGTTTTTTGGTTTTCCTCCAACTTCTTCTTTCTTAACTTGCTCCATAGTTGTTTGATAATAGGTTTAAATAATGAAACTAAGTATTTAAATAATGATTGACCTATTAATGTGGCAGCTACTGAAATAAATGCAGTAGTAGCTGCAGTAGTCATAATCGTTGTTGTAGGCATCGGGACTTCAATGTCCGTAAAAGGAATGCCTATGATCTGAGCTTCTGGTGGAACATAAGGTGTAGCTGGTTTAGCCTCAGGTTTAGTATCCTTTGGCGGTTCATCATATGAATTGCTGTCGAACCCTTTGATACCGGGTGGCGGCCTAAGAGAGCTAGGAGGTACTACAAGTGGTTTGTAGGAAGGTAACTCCCCTTTAGGTACTTCTAGTATAGGACCGGGTAATCCTGGCGCTTCAGGCAGCTCTAGGTAGGGGAAGACAGGTATTGCTTCCCACTCCATTATTTATTTGGAAATAGTGCATCTCGTACCCAACCAACAATTTTATCGTCGATATTATTGTCAGTTGTCTTTGCGTATGCTTTAAGAAGATCAAGAATAAGGAACTTAACCTTTTCTGATTGCATAAACGAGAATAGGATTGGACGGATAAGAGTAATCATAATTAAATAGGTGTAGGCCAGGCTGTAGCCAAGGCGGGGTTGGCTACTGTTTCCATAACAGGTTTGTTGTCTTCATCAACAACACCAACACCTTCGCTATCAGTCTGTTGACGTGTGATAGTTGCTGCACCAAAGAACAACTCTTTAAGAGCTGGTACATCAGATACAGCGTTGATTTCTGTTTGACGTGTATTACATGCTGTACGAATAGCAGCACGGTATGTCTTCCAATTAGATGGAATGTTAGTTCCAGTCTCTTTAGCTTTGATAACACGCCAGTCACTAGGAGCTAGTAATGCAGCAGCAGTGGCTGTTTGTGTATCAGACCATTGTGTCTTTAGTCCAGCTAGATCCTTAGGATTATCAACACCCCAATAGAAACGCTGGTCATAAGATGGAGCATCAGCTACTTCTGTAATACCAAGAGCATTACGTTCTTCAAGGGAAGACAAGCGCAGCCAATTAGCTGGATATTGAATATCAGCATGTGTAAATGCCCGGTCATAAGACAGGGGCTTATTGTTTAGTTTAAGCATAATTAATTAGTTAGCGTGCGCGGGAAGTTTTGAAGGGGTGTTCGGCGAAGGCGGCGTAGATGTAAGTTTCACTGGAACCATTGATGTAACCATGACTGTAACGAATTTTAAATCCGTTTGACACTATATCGATATCAAAAGCACCCGTACCTTCTGCTCCGCTGTCATTTGCGTATAGGTAATTATCAACCTTGTTGTAACCCAACCTTTTGGAATCATACATCATCCAATAGCCAGTATTGCTGTATTTTTTAATTAATATAAATGCCGGACGCATCCCGGTATACACCATAGGACCATCAGCAGATCCATTGCCGGTGTACGAACCAAATGCGCTATAACCTTCGACAGGTGCGAAGCAGACGGCGTAGTAATCACCTGTGCCGCTAAATGTAGAACCTACCGGAAAAGTGTTTGAATCTGGTGATGTGTCTCCCCACATAGATGATTGGGTCGTCGCAGCAATGTCGAGATCAAGTCTTAGGTATTTAGTATTACCTACGCCTTCATGGTATGTGTACCAACCATCTGCTGAATCAAGATCTTTCATCATATAGAAAGCTGGTGCAGCATTTAAGCCGTGTCCGACACTGGCTGTTGATGATAATGATCCCATGTTCCACTTAGCAATCGAGAACCCAGCACTTGGGTTGGCACGTACTGTTGATGCGATTGATGGGACGTTGGTTGGTGGTGTTACACCTGAATCCACAAGCAAACGTCCATTAATTTTCACTCCAGTAAATGAACCCTGACCATTATTTTTATAAGCCCACACATAGTTGACAGTAATAGCAGTGCCTTCGTAAAGAGTTTGCCAACCTGTAGTGGTGTTACCAGTAATTACTGATGTAGCGCTGTTGTAACCTACATCTGATGCATATGCTCCATTAGTATAGTACTCAAGTTTAGTTACACCAGTAAGAGCAGTATCAGGTCTAAAAACAATTGTTTTATGAGAATCTGCTGCATATGTTTCGTGTGCCCCGTTACCGTTACCATTGAAAGGGTTTGTTGCTGGATAACCCGATAGAAAACTTTGTGTTGTAACTGTGGCTGCGTCAGAAGGTCCATTAGCAGTATAAAGATCATCACTCCATACTTCACTCATGTAATACACCGAGCTATTTAAACCACCAGCAGCAATTGTTGTGTTGGAAGATCCGGCGTCCCAGGCCCAGGCTACGAATGTGCCTGAGCTTGCATTTACATGCGAATCCGTTCCTAGCGTAAACCCTGTAGAGCCAAAAGCAACACCGCCGGTTGTAGCTTCTGCGTAATTTTGGCTAGGATAAAGCGCCTTATTATCGCCACGTACAGTGTCATGGAGCATGTGATCTCTAGAAGATGATCGCTGCTTGATCCACGCAAGGTCCGGGGAAAAATTATATCCAGTTATATCCTGACTTGAACCTGTACCCGTATATAACTTCGTATCAAACGCCGTCGAGCCATCTGCAATCGTTGGATCACTTAGGTTGGCGGTGTTGAGACATTTATAGCCACTTGGTGCGGTATAGGCAAAGGCGCGTTGGCCGAAGTTTATGTCCATCACAGCGTTTGAATTAGACGCCAGATTTATTACATGCGCAAAAAATGTTCCTGATTTCCCATGTGCATAAGTGCCTTGCAATGCACCATTCTTGTAAAATTTAATATTAGTTGTATCTACAGCCATTCCAAGCACGTCACCCGCTGTGTATCCAGACACCGTGGCAACGGTTGTATTGCCAGGGTATGAAATAATTGCACCGTTTTCCCTGTAAGTAATATATGAGCCAGCCCCTCCGGCAACCCAAGCATCATGATCACCAATGCCAAAGCCGCCATCAGTATTAGAGTCACCACCAGAAATAGTTAGCTCGCAATAGTTGCTATAAGAAAAAATCTCTTGTGTCGATTTACCTTCAATGTAGTAACTGCCGCTTGCTTTAAGCGTTAAATTTCCGTTCTCCATTGTGCCCAAGTTGGCTTTAATTTGAAGGGGGTTAAATGTCGCATAATTCCCCGTTATTTCACCGCCTGCGCCCGTGTCATTTGCAGAGTCACCGTTGACTGGGGTGTCACGGAGGGCGTCAGTAAATTCAGCAGCACTATTTACTAAAATAGTCCCATCAACTTTAATTGCGTGCCATCCGTATGTGTCACTACCGCCACGATCAACTTTAATAGTGGTAATTGATCCACTACCAGTAGCAATTGTATTCCAAGATGCAGTGGTTGGCGTGACCCAACCTCCGCCATTTAAATCATATCTAAATCCTCCAACATTACCAACATACATTTCAACATTAGTTGAGTAACTAATTGGAGTAGATGGTGTCCAAGTAAATGCCGCTCCACTACCTGCAAAATACGGAACATCTGGGCCTGCAATACTACCGTCAAATCCTGCTGCAGCGTCATTAGGAGCGGCATTCCAAGATCCAGGCATCTGACCATTACCTGAGTAATCTACAGCTGCAGCACCAACGCTTAAATTATTAACCGTCCACGTATTACTATTACCACTACTATCAGTCCCTAGCGCAGCGTTGCTGCTGTTGTCAGAGAAGTCAAGGTGGAAGGAGTTGTCACTTACAGTTACGCCGGAGTCAACTAATACAACCCAGGATCCATTAACTTCAACCGAAATTTGCTTTAATGCAATCCAATGATTATTAGAACTTGTAGACCAAACAATACTTGTTAATTGAGAAACACTATAGTCTAGATCTCTTGTAACACTATCTTTGGTTAAAGTGCCTGTCTGATCAACACCATTGATTTTAAATTCATCAGTATGATTAGGGTCACATGATAATTTGATTCTAATCTTTGTTATACCAGTAACGGCACTAGATGGTGTAAAAGTTAAACTTGTACCAGTTGCGGGTATAGTTTGATTACTAGTGTTTCCGTCGAATAAGTTATCTGCATCATTGCTTCCATTATATGTTCCAGTAATGGCGCTACTCCACGTCTGACTCTGGTCAACTGACACACCATACGTTCCAGCGTACTTAATCGGTTGCCATACATTATTAGTGTCGTATTCTCCGAAGTCAGTTGCAGCTAGGGCTTGACCGTCGATGAAGTGATAATCAGCTAAATAATTGTTGCTGTAATAGCTACCATTGCTAGACCCAATAGAATGCGAAGCAGCATCGTTAAAGGAATCTATATTGCCAGTAATTAAGCCACCCCAATATACTGTAAAATCAAAAGTCTGCTGAACACCATTAAGCCAAAACTTAATGCGGTCTGCATTTGTAGTGCCTGCACTGGTATCAAGTGTAACTACTATATGATACCAAGCGGAAAAATCTCTTAGTACAGCTTGCGAGTCACAAATTACAGCCCAAGAGCTACCATTTTCTGCATAAAGGTCTAAATGAAGTTTGTCGCTAGCTGTAATATATATTCCAAACGAACCGTCACGGCCAAGCAGGTAACCGTAGCCACCGCTTTTACATCTTTTTAGCCAACAAGAGATTGTAAATTTACTTTTACTTCCTCCACTTGCGTGTACTCTTCTAAGGTCAGAACTATCTACAGAATTGAACCTTAAGCTACGTTCAATCTCATAGCCACCAGCACCACCCTGACCGGATGAACCAGCCAAGGTATTATTACTAAGTACACTCATGAATAGTTACCCGTAAAGACTGTATGGATAGAGGTAGAAGACCTCACCACATAATCCACACGGTCAACAGCAGAAGCAGTAGTGGTTAAGGTGGGAGCTGTACCAGCAGCAAAGTCCCAATAAGATCCCCACGCTGCAGTACGTGAACCTGTTCCATCTTGCACAATGAAGATTGAACCAGATTGACCAGCAGTAATGTTGGTTGGGTTAGCAATAGTGGTGTTCTGAGCTGGTGTTAAAGAGAAGTTATTAGATACTGCAAGGTCTGGGGTAACAGTTGTACCCGGTGTCAACGTAGTAATAGTTCCACGTTGTGCTGCAGTAAATGTTTGTGCTGTATCTGTCTTTGCAGTGTCAGCATCAAAGGCTTGAATTGTTGAACCGATGTCAGCAATACTTGCACCTGCTGGAATAGTGACCGTACCAGTAAATGTAGGTCCAGCTAAATTAGCTTTACCACTGACATCAGGAACAGCAGCAGCTACAAATGCTGTAGTAGCTAGTTGAGTGGTATTAGTACCGCTAGCCGCTGTAGGAGCTGCAGGTACACCAGTAAAAGTAGGACCAGCAAGATCTGCCTTGCCGGTGATATCTGTAGCAGGGGTAGCATCAACAAGATTGCTGCCTTCTTTGACATATAGTTTGTCTTGATCTGTTGCATAGCAGATCTCACCTTCTTGGATGTCTGCTTTATTGGTATTAAGATTAGAATATGTACCTCGTGCTACGCGCACGGGTGTTCTATTAGTAGGTGTAGGCATTAGTCGAAAGATCCTCCGTCAAAAGTTTGTGATGTAGATACAAGTGAACCGCCAGTATTAAAATTGCCAGCATCAATAGTTGGTGAGCCACCATTGCTCCAATTCAATACTCCAACACCATTAGTAGTGAGTACTTGATTAGCAGTTCCAGTGTCATTAGGTAGTGTCAGCGTATAAGTAGCTGCTGCACTATGAGGTGGTCCTTTAATCTTGACACCATGAGAATTATTCTCACAGTTAAGAGTGATCTGACCTGAGCCATTTGTTGCATCACCAGTTACTACTGGGATGTTCTTTGTTAGATAACGATCTTCTGAATCATTAGCGTAATAACTCATCCATACCCAAGAGGTAGCAGATGTGTCATACCTAAGCCTTACAGTTAGTCCACTAGCGCCTACAAAGCCGCTAGGAACGCCTGAGAGGGGGCTGAATGATTCAACACCAGTACTGTTAGCCATCTCAACGTAATCGTTGTTAGAAGGGCTTCCAGGTATCGCTGCTACGTTTGCAATTAGTGTAAATAGAACAGCGTTAGACACAGCTGCACTAGCTGCATTTGCCGTATTAACAGCTGCTGTAGCATTGGTATCAGCTGTATTAGCTGTAGTTGTAGCTGACGTTGCGCTTGTACTAGCACTATTAGCGGTGGTAATTGCTGTATTAGCTAAATCAATAGCAGTATTAAAACCGCCACTGCCATCTGATTCTCGTGAGTTAGTTAATGCAGTGGTGGCATTAGCGTCAGCCGAGTTTGCCGTTGTGACAGCAGCACTAGCATTAGTTGATGCCGTGTTAGCCGTTGTAACCGCACTAGCTGAATCTGTAGATGCTGTAGTAGCTGTAGCACTGGCAGCATTTGCTGTAACAACGGCTGCACTAGCGTTTGTATCCGCAGTGTTTGCCGTTGTTGTAGCTGCGTTCGCTGTAGTCACAGCTGTAGCACTATCGGCTAATGCTGTATCAGCTGTTGTCTTAGCTGTGTTTGCAGTAGTAGTAGCTGATGCCGCGTCAGCATCAGATTCCTGCGTAACATATAAACTTTGAGTAAAGTTTTGGTTTAGATCTTCTGCTTTAATAGCAGAACCAGGAAAGAATGTAGCACTCAGTAGGTCAATAGCTGTATCCCTAAAGATACGAATAGCTACATTACTAGCTGGTGCAGATGTAAATGCAATTGTTGTAGCGTTGGCAAATGTAAATGCAGTTGTAGCAACAGTATCAAGTGTTACCTTGACATCAGATTGTTTTAGATATTCAAATGTAAATGAATAGTTCGTTGTTGAACCATTCCCTGTATATGTATTTTGTGTGATTGCCATTAGTAACGAATGTTAAGGGTTGAATCAATTCCAGGCATTAAACCTTGTTCAGCTCTTTGATCAGTCATTTGTTTTTCCATAATACGTTGTTCAATAGAAAGACGCATTGGTGATTCCAATTCACTGAAAGCTAATTCTTCAGCATCTTTTAGTGCTGTATCCAGCATTATATGGATCTGATCGTATTTACCAATAGGTACTTGATCAGATTTTATACCACGTCTTCGTGCTTCTTGTAGTTCATTGATAGTATTACGTGCATCAGCTGTACGCATAATATTTTTAATTTCATCTCTGAAATAACCTCTTTTACCCATAAGGCTACTTAATTCAGAACGTTCAGTATTTAACAAGTCAACACCATTACGTTTCTTAAATGCACTAGATACATCATATTCAATATCATAGAGAAATTGCTCTTCTTTAGACATTGCAGGATGTATTTTAAGTGGTGAGGCGGAATTATAAAGACGTTGTAGCATTGAATATTTATTTGGTGCTTCACCTGTAACAGGACTAATTACAGTAGGTAATCTGTTAGCAGGATCGATTACACCAAGCAATTGGTTACGATTTTGTAGATTACTAATTATATCACCATTGATTTCCTTTAGACCACCATCTAAGATTTTACCAAATTCATTACGTAAACCACCTAAAGGTCCAAGTGAGTTAATTTGACCAGCAGCAAAAGTAGAAGCAGCATATTGATTGCCACTTAAAAATTCTACTAAAGGACGTAAAGCAGACAAACCAGCTTGATCAGTTAAACCAGCTGCAAGTACAAAAGCTGCTTTTTGAAATAAATTCTCTGTAGCTGCTTCACCAAGCATATCAAAGTTATCAGCAATGTTAGCTACTGTAGCTACCCAATTACTTAAACCAGGTCCAAGTAGTTCGTCATATTCAACTCTAATACCACCAGGTCCAATCATTGAGCGATCTTTCCAGTTACTATTTTTAGTACGTGCTCTTTGTAACTGTCTGTCAACAGTACCGTCACCTGTCATACTAAACAAACCATCACCAAATAGTGTATCTTTTACAGCTGAACCAATAGCTAAAGAAGTTATAAAAGTACCAATTGCTTTTTTACCTAATGTTTTATTTTTTAGGTCTACAATAGCATTTAACCTAGCTGTTTCATCCATTTGAATTATTTTATAACCACGATTAGTAAGAATATTTTCTACTAATTCAGGTTGTTCCATAAATGTTTCCACAGAAGTATAAGCTAATTCATTTACATCCCTTTGGAAAGAACGCAAAGGTGCAGGTAAATAATCATCCATAACTCTAACCATATTAGCCATAGTTCCAGGGAACAGGATAAAAGGTCTTAGTGCAGGTATTTCTTCTAAAAGACCGTTTAGTTGGGTATTTAATCCAGTATCAAGGTTTAAAGCAATCTCACCAGTATTATATTTAACTGCTTCATCTACAATAATACCGTCTGTATTAAACATACTACCGTATTCTTCGTCAGCAATTTCTTTAATATTAGCAGGTGTTGCTTCTTTACCAAGACGTTCTAGCTCATCCATAGCACGGAAACGTGCAGTAGCATTAGCTAGGTTAGCAGAAGTAAAGCCATCAAAACCAGTAAATAGATTAGGTGTGATTCTAAATACAGGATCACTTGCCATATGTTGTAAACTCTCATATTGATCTACAAGAAATTTAAAACCATGATTACCTTTCTCTGATTCAAGCCTAGCAATGTTTTTGTATTGTGCTAGTTTTTGTTCATTTTTAATTACTAAGTCTAACCTAGTTGCACCAGCTACACTATTAGGATTTTGTGATGCTTTCATGAACATCTTACCAGCATAAGGTAATGCTTTCATTTGAGTATCAAAGATAGCACTATAAGCCATCCAACCACGTTGAATAGACTTAAGATCTTTTCGCAGCATAGCACCAGCAAAATAAGACACTGGTTCTGCAACCAATCCACTTAAGTTACCATATAAAGCTCTGCCAGCTGTACCAGTAGCAGACAAGATAGAATTAAAGAAATTAGCTCTAACAGCTTGATCTAAAATATTAGGTGCATCAGGAGTACCATCAATAAGTGGACGCCAACGAACAAAGCTATTAAGAATATCTTCATTCATTTTAGTAATACTATTGATCTTACCGTCACTAAGTTCATATAATTCAAGG